TACAGTTACGGAATATCACAAAAGACTTTGGCTGCTATCTATTCGGCTTGGGATGTAGGACTTTTCTGTAACTATGGTGAAGGCTTTGGTATTCCACAGATTGAAGCTCAGGCTTGTGGTGTGCCTATTATTACTTCTAACTTTGCAGCTTCGGCTGAACTTGCTTCCCCTGATTCATACTTGGTCAATGGTCAACCTTTTTGGGATGCAGGTCAGCACTGTTGGTTCAATGTTCCTAATGTGCAGGGCATTGTGGATGCGTTGGAGCAGGCGTATCAGCGTGGTAAAGGTAAGTTCCCTGACACTCTTACTTTTGCTCGTCAGTATGATGCAAACAAAGTTTTTGATGAGTCTTGGATACCTTTGATTGAGAAGTTAGCAACTAAATGAAGTTGATTGTCCCTGTTCTAAACAGGTTTGATTTGTTGAAACGTATGCTTGAAAGCATTGATGTTGAAGCAACAGTTTATGTAATCAATAACGCTAATTTTGAAGAAAGATTTCATTATTCTAATGAACGCCTAGTAGATCTGCATTGGATTGATTTGCCTTCTAATCTTGGTGTTGCTTCTTCATGGAACTTGGGCATCAAGATGTTGCCGTTTGAGTCACGCTGGTTTATTACTTCGGCTGACTGCGTGTTTGCACCAGGTGATTTGACTTTGCTACAAACCGCTAAATCTGATGCTCTAACTTTGTGCGATAAGTTTCCTTATTATCAGACTTTTGTTGTTGGGGAAGAAATAGTGAAAACTGTAGGTTTATTTGATGAAGGCTTGCATCCAATCTATTTTGAAGATAACGATTATGAGCGAAGAATTGCTAAGGCAGGTTTGCGTGTAGATCGTCTGCCTTTACAGCTGGAGCATGACAACAGTTCTACTATCAGAAGTGATGTCAAGTTGAGTGAGCGTAATCAGGTGACGTTTGCTAATAATGAAAAGTATTTTAGGGACAAGGTTGATGCTGGCAGGTTTGATGAAGGTCGCTGGCAGTTGCAGATTAGGCGTGTTAACTCTTGGGATTAGTTGTTGTTACAGGTGTTGCAGGGTTTCTAGGTAGCCATGTTGCTGACGCTTATTTGGCTAAAGGCTGGCAGGTTCGTGGCATAGATAATCTGTTGGGTGGAAGTTTAGATAATGTGCCTGCAGGTGTTGAGTTTTACAACCTTGATTTAGATGATTTGGAAGCAATCACGCCTGTTTTTGTGGATGCAGACTTGGTTATTCATGCTGCTTGCACAGCTTATGAAGGTTTGAGTGTGTTCAGCCCTGCTCTTGTGGTCAGAAACACTGTTCAGATAAGCGTGAACGCCATGACAGCAACTATTCGGGCTAGAGTGCCAAAGTTTGTTTACATGTCTTCTATGGCACGTTATGGGGACAATCTAGGGCATGTCTTTGATGAGAGCCTTGACCCTAAACCGCAAGACCCTTATGGTATCGCAAAGTTATCAGCTGAGAAACTGTTATCTAACCTGGCTAAAGTGCATGATGTTGAATTAGTCGTTTTAGTGCCACATAACATTGTCGGTGCTAGACAGAAGTTTGATGATCCGTTTAGGAATGTTGCCAGCATTATGACTAATCGCATGTTGCAGGGTAAGCAACCGATTATTTATGGTGATGGCACTCAGTTGCGTTGTTTCAGTTTTATTCAGGATGTTATTGCCCCTATTTTGACGGCTTGTGAGTCACCAAATGCTGTAGGTCAGGTAATCAATATTGGCCCTGATGAATCGCCTATAAGCATTTTGAATCTTGCAGAACGTTTGGCAGCTATTATCGGCTTTGAGTTGAACCCTATTTTTATGTCTGGCAGACCGCAAGAAGTGCCTATTGCTTTATGCAGCTCAGATAAGGCTAGACAACTTTTAGGCTATAAGACGACTGTCAGTTTAGATCAAGGTTTGCATGATTTGGTTGACTGGATTAGTCCGAGAGTAAAAGATTTTGAGTATCATTTGCCGATTGAGATTGACTCTGATTTGACTCCAAAGACTTGGACTCAAAGGCTTATCTAACTTTAGGCTAAACTAAGAATTGGACTTTAGGAGTTTATTTTGGCTATAACTAATGGTTATTGCACTCTGGCAGATGTCAAAGCAAGTTTAAGACTGACGGATACTTTAGATGACGTTTTGCTGGAGAACAGCATCAACGCTGCTTCTCGTATGGTTGACCAATACTGTAACCGCTACTTTTATTCAGGTTCGGCTGGTGAAGTTCGCTACTATCAGGCTAGTGATGGTTTTATTTGTTTGATTGATGATTTGCAGGTTTTGACTGAGCTGAAAACTTCTAGCACTGATCCGCTTATCTTTGATACGACTTGGCAGTCTGGGGACTATCAGTTGATGAACCCTAATCAACGTGCTAACGGAGCGTATTCGCCTTACACAGCGATTACGGCAACCGATAACTATTTGTTCCCTGTTTGGGCTGAGATGGCTTTGGTGAAGGTTACAGGCACGTTTGGCTGGCAGAGCACTCCCGACCCGATAAAGTTTGCGACTATCATTCAGGCTTCTCGCCTGTTCAAGCGTTTAGAATCTCCGCTTGGTGTTGCAGGTGTATCGGACATGGGAATTATGCGTGTCGGTTCTAGCATTGACGGCGATGTGGCACAGCTCATCAACCCTTACAGGCTTCTAAGAACTGGTGCGTAATGGCTATCAGTGACCTTAGATCAGGTTTGGCAGCTAATCTCAGCACTATCAAGGGTTTGCGTGTTGTAGAAACTTTGCCTGACTTAGTGAATCCGCCTATGGCGATGATTGCTTTAGATAAGGTTGCCTATAATAAGCAAAACAATCGTTCTATGGCTGAATACACTTTTAAGGTCATGGTTGTTTTGGGTAGGGTGTCTGAGCGTGTTGCACAGACTTCTATGGATGTTTTGGTTGCGCCAGGTGTAGGGTCAATCAAGTATGCGGTTGAATCTGATCGCACTTTGGCAGGTTTCGCTTTTGATGTGTTTGTTGCTGAAACAAACGCTATTGGAGCGGTGTCTGTCAATGGAATAGACTATTACAGTGCCGAATTCTCGGTTCAAGTATTCGCAAGTTAAGGATAATAAATGGCAATCTTTGTCGCAACAGACTTCAGCGTTAGCATCAACGGATCTACAGCTTTGGCTTCATACCTGACTCAGGTTGAACTAAAAACTTCAGCTAACGACATCACAACAACTTCTTTTGGTAGCACTTGGGTTACTCGTGTTGCAGGTTTGAAGGAAGGTTCTCTTACTCTTCAGTTCAATCAGGATTACGCTTCAGCAACTGTAGATGCAACTCTTTGGGGAACAATCGGACTAGGTTCTAACGCTACTGTCGTTATCAAACCTACTTCTTCAGCTGTAGGATCTGCTAACCCTGCCTATACTGCAGTATGTCTGGTAACTGACTTGACCCCTATCTCGGGCAATATCGGAGATTTAAGCACATTCAGTATTACTTGGCCTACAAACGGAACAGTAAGCAGAGCGACTTCATAATGAATCAGATAACCCTACGCATAGCACTATCTGATGGCACATTCCTTGATGTAACTACTTCTGCAGGCGATATCGTCAAATGGGAAGCACACTTTGATTTAGGTGTTGACAAACTAGAAAAAGTTACACACCTTCTTTACCTTGCCTGGCTTGCGGTTACAAGACTAAAGAAAACTGCAGAAACTTTTGATGCTTGGATTGAACTTGTAGCGAATGTGGAAGTAGCAGACCCAAAAGCCTAAAAGCACTAGGTGTTGACTCATTTCATTGGTTGATAGCAAACCTGAGTGTCGCAACAGGGATAGCACCATCAGTTCTAATGCAAGAATCTGATCGCATGCTAAACACCATGCTCTATGCTCTTCAACATCAAAGGAACACTAATGGGTAGTTTTGTCCGTAGGAAACAAGCTCAGGCACTTGATGCCGATATTGTTTTAGATGCTAAAGCCGTAGTCAAGGCGTTGAATCAGCTTGAACCTGGACTAAAGAAGCAAATGGTTGCAGAGATGAAAAAGATTTCTCGCCCTATGGAAAAGAGCATCAAAGACATTATTCCTACTACTAGCCCTTTTGGTAGTGCAGGTCATTCTGAAGGTCAGGGCAGGTTGAGTTGGGATTATGGGACTTGGAAGAAGGGCGGGTCAAGAGTAGCCCCAGATAATGTGACATCAAGTTTTAGCACAGGTAGGGCAAGGGGTTATAGGACAACAAATAGCTTGTTTAAGGTGTGGGTTCGTAATCCTATGGTTGCTTTATCTGGCACTGCAGGTAAGGGGTCAGGTTCTCCTAGATATGGTGTTACTAAAGAATATTCTTGGAATGGCACAACTCGTAGGCACAGAAATAATGGTCAAGGTCAGAAACTTATCAGCAAGGTTAGATCTTCAGGGTTGTATAACTTCTTTTATAAGGAAGCAGATAAAACTCTGCCTGATGTTGAACGTCAGATAAAATTGGTTTGGGAGCGTTACTCCGCCAAAGTTTCTAGGAAGATTTAGTTATGTCACTGATTGCAAGTATTCTCTCTAAGTTTGATGATTCTGGTATCAAGAAGGCACAGCATGGCTTTGGGGGGCTGAAAAAGACTCTTGCTGGTATTGGTATCGGTTTAGGGCTAAAACAGGTTGCTGACACTCTTCTTGACGCTGCTAAGGCTGCTTCAGCCGATCAGAAGAGTATGCAACTTCTAAACAATCAGTTGAAGAAAAACGCTAACGCTACTAACGCTCAGATTGCTGCTAACAATAAATTCATAGACACCTTATCTACTCAGGTGGGTATTGTTGATGACGATTTGCGCCCTGCTCAGGCTCGTCTTGCTCGTGCTACAGGTTCAACAGCTAAGTCACAGCAACTTCTAAAACTTGCTCTTGATGCCAGCAAAGTTTCAGGCAAGAGTTTAGATACTGTGGCCACAGCGTTAGCGAAGGCCTACAACGGAAATACGACATCTCTTATTCGTATGTTCCCTGAACTGAAGAAGTCTAAAAATGCTTTGGCTGATTTGACTAAAGAAGTTGAGGGTGCTGCAGCTCAACAGGCTGACCCTTTTGCAAAGTTCAATGTTGCTATGGATAACCTCAAAGAGAAACTAGGTATGGTGATTCTGCCTTATCTGTCACAGTTTATTGATGAGATGATGAAGCCTGGTGGTGCTATAGATCAGGTTGGTAAGTTTCTTGAAGATGTTTCTAATCCTAAAACTGAAGCAGGCAAAATGTTTCTGCAGGTTAAGGATGCTGTTGCTCAAACTATTGGTGGGGTGAAAGAGTTTTTTGCTTTGTTTGGTAATGGTGATGCTATGAAAGGTTTTGGCAATATTGCTACACAGCTTGTCAAAATGTTGCCTGCTTTGCTTGTCCTAAAAGGCATCATGGTTCTTGCTTCTGCGACTAATACAATCAAAAATCTTGTTATTGCTATGGGTTTGATTCAAGGTAGAAATGCTTTGCCTACTGGTGGTGCTGTTCCTGTTGCAGGGGCAGGTAAAGGGATTATGGGTAAGTTGACTGGTTTGCCTGTTGTCGGAACTGTTGCAGCGGTTCTAAGCATGTCTGGGGATTCTCGTGTTGCTACAGCTGAAGAAATAGCTGCAAAGAAACTTCTAAACCCTAAAACAGGTATGCCATACAACATGCCTGCAGTTGGTTCAGGTGTTTTTAAGCCTGGTATGGGACAACAACAGACAAATAATGTAACTATCAATGTTCAGGGTGCTGACCCTAAAGCTACTGTTGATGCTCTGGGTAAATACGTCAAAAATAATGGTTCTTTACCTGCAAGTTTGTTTCCATCTAAGAAGCCATAAACCCTAATGCCTTTACCTTCCCCTTATGTTGTTGAACTACAGTTTGGATCTAGTAGTTATGTTGATGTAACTTCTTACGTCAAATCGGTAAGCATCAATAGGGGTATTTCTCGTCAACTTGATGACTATAGTGCAGGCA